TAGACCTCTTGTTGTTGACTCTGGTTCTCACTTCCCTAACCAATGGAGTTATTCCATCTCCGTAACGATTAACTGAGAGATGCCTAACTTACTACTCGCATTCATGATTGTTTGAACTTTAGCTGTGCTGCAGTTCTCATGAGTGCGTATAGTGGCTCCGTCTACGATAACTTCGACCTTGTATCGTCTACGATCTAATACTACATCTGTCGCTTTGTTAGCCAGCTTAGATGTAATATTAAGAATGCCATTTGCAGTCATTGTTACATAACCCAATAATCGTGTAAATTTTAGTGCAGAATTTGCATTCATAATTCTTTCTCCTTTTGTATTATGTACGCTTCATATAGTTTCTTCATATTTTGTGTACTTATGTTAAACTCATACGACATAAAACTAAGTTGATCGTCAATTAAGTCGTCAAGTATTGAGAATACTTTTTCTGCAAGTTCGTCTTGCACAGCATCATTTACTATTTCTTCATGTAAATCATTAAAAGTTACTGGCATGATGACTCCTTTGATTTTTTTATTAATCCATTTATTACATCATGTACGTTGTTGCATTTATTCATTGCATGATGTAGTAATTCAACTGCTTCCATATTTTCTTTTAGTTCATAGTTATTAATTAAGGTATCTACAGTATCAAGTGATTGCATAATATCATATACATCATCTAACATTGATTGTACTGCAACCATTTCTGAATAATTATTCATAGTTATTTGCTCCTATAGTTTTCAATATAATTATCTACTTGTGATTCTAAGTAATCTTGTTCACACATTTCTAACTTAGAATTGTATGTACCTGTTTCCGTATATTCCTCAAAACATTCAGGACAATACGGTATATCTTTTGTTATTTTTACAAGATCTCCTAGTAAGGGATGGTTCTTAGTTTCTACTACCTCTTGCCATTCAATAATAGCATTAGGGTGTATTACACATTTCATAGTTTACTCCTTTATTAATTAGCATAGATAAAGGAATCAGTTTGCTGTTTTACTTGTTGTCCACAACTACTGTACTCTATATAAACACTACATTTTACCCTGTGTAAAATAGCTTTATTTGTTGAAATAGTCAATGTTTATGTACTGTGTGCGAGCTTGTTGCTCAGTATTTTTTTAATAAATACTGGGTGCGTAGCACTCCTTTTTTTTAAAAATTATGTTCATGAGTAAGGGTAGCCTAGACGTCTTGTTCTAGATCTACCCTTTAGCTATACTCATGATTTGCATTGGTTATAAAGAATACGCCTGACAGCGAATTATTGTAGACAGGATTTCAAGTACTCACGCTACGATATTCTTTCTCTGCAAATTATTTGTACAATACAAAGAGATTAACTACTTCTAAGAGTAGCCTCGTCCGAAGACTCCAATCTCATTATATGTTACTTATTCATAGGTCTTGCTATCATAAACCGTACGGCACTTCCATTGGTAGATTGCTTTTCGGTTTCTTCAAGAATACGTAGACCATTTGGTATAAGCTGTTCTTCTATAAAAGAATCAAGCTCTTCAGCAGAACCCTCTTCAAGCTTTACCCAGACATTATGAAATACATTATCATCTGTACAATTAACTATTTGGTCAATTGTAACAGATTCATTGATCCACATATCATCTTCATCTTGTCTAGATGCTTGAAGCCAAAGAAGAGATTCTTTGGTGTTCTGTTGTATTGATCTACGAACATCGTTTAATGCTTTTTTAGCAATAGTTTTAAGATGTTTCATTATTTACTCCTATGTTGGTTAGTTATGGCAAAGTTGCCAAAGATTAAGGAAACAGTACTACTTTGCAAGACCAGTTTTATAATGATGGACAAATGTCCGTGATTTGTCGAAACTGGAACGACATTAGCCCTATCTTGCTTTGGGCGATGGCCCTAACTACCTCCATCTGTAAATTAATTAGTAAAAATATTTGCAAGACCAATTACTACTTTACTCTCGAATTGGTAAGATATTGTACCCTATCTTGCTTTAGGTTCGTGTATCTATGTCTACACGATGACTTATTCATAGATTAAGGAATCAGTATTTACTTACCATACTTAAGTAATCTCTTTGCAGTCGTTATTAACATATATAATTCACTATTATCTTTTTCTAGTGTTGGATTTCTTTCAAGATAATCGTTTAGTTCTATGTAATTGTCTGCATTTCCGTCCATTTTGTGTATAGAATCAAAGCTATCATTAACTAATAGTTTTATCAATCTTTGGATAGCTTTTAATGCATCATATCCGTGCATTTCTTCTATTCTTCTGTTTTCTAAATTTTCATTGAAGTGATACATAATATTCTCCAGTTAGTTCATAAATTAAGGAAACACTCCTAGTAAATGATCTATAGTTATCTGACTCCAAAGAGAAGCCAGATAACTAAAGCCATTCCTACTATCATAGATGTAGTAAGAAAAGTACATATGACTATAACAGTTACATCATGCAACAGATTCAGTAGCTTGACCATCTTTGCTCCTAAACTTTGTTATGTTATTGATGCTGTTACGTACGATACGACAATGGTAACGCACAAGTTCTTGTGGTACATCATTGTCTACTTCTTCTTTGATGGCCTTGACTCCATCAACTGTTTTCTCAACTGCTATGGCTGTTACACCAAGCGTTAACCAGCCTGCGATCTTTGCAGATTCTTTAAGTTTTTCTAACATAATTTACTCCTACATTGATTAGTAATTAGGCACCATGCCATAGATAGAGGAGACATTAGTACATCAAAGTAGTGTAGGGATTTATATAAAGTACCGTATTGTAAAGGGGTGTGAAGTAATGGATAGTACTGAGTGCGTAGCACACAACGTAACTAGATGATTTGAACTCAACATTTCAACCCCTATACAACCCGTCAACGGGGTGGGTACGGTCAACATGTGTCTCTCACTCCCATTCTAGGTATACTTTTTAATGAGTACTTGGAACTAAATTGCATTGTAAGTGTTAGATAGACATATTAACTTAAAGCATTACTTAAATGGAAGATCGATTAAAAAGAAAATACGAAATATTCAATACTCGTACTGGTAAATGGGAAAAAAGAACCATGACAGATGAAGAATTTGAGCATTTTAAGACTAAAATGGCAGCTACACAGGAAGAAATGGAAGCTGAATACGAAATTATATCTAAAATTATAGCTCAAAAACTAGGTTACGATGAAAATCATGAGAGTAGGGATTAAGTAGTATAGTATAGTTAACTATATAAAGTTATCCAATTACTAATTAGTAATGCATTACTAATTAGTAATAGATTACTAATTAGTAATGATTAGAATACAGAGAAAAATTAATGGAAAAAAGAAACATTATAACATTTATACAAAACAAGAAGCTTTGGATAAAAAACTGGATTTTGTACATTGGAAAGATGCAGAAATTAGTCAATATGGATGCACAGACGATAACTATGTCGCTCTCTGCTATGCTAGAAATAACTATACGGATAAAAACGGAACTCTTAAAACATTTGTTAAACTTACCTGTGGAGTTGGCTGGGTCACTCCATTTGGAAGGATAGACTTTCTAAAGAATCACGAACATGGTGTATATAGTAAAACAAACCCTGCTAGAAAGTGGACTACGGAAGAAGCTGGAAAAAAACGTTCTAAAGATACTATTACCGCTTATGCACAAATGCTCATTAGCGATGGAAAGGTGGACTATGACACTCTTAGTAAGATATATAGACCTGATCAGGAAAAGCCAGTTGCAACGGTACGCAGATTCCTTAAACAAAAAGTAGCTAAACGCATGGTAGAAGAAAAATTAAAAGAAATACTAGCAAAAAAGAGTATTTCTAAAGAGTTTGCAGTAGATAACATTGTTATTGCATTGAAAATGGCAGAAGAAAAAGGCGATGTAAACAATTTTCTAAAAGCAAATGACTATCTAATGGATCTATTAGAGATGAAACCTAATAAAAAGATGATAACCGACACAATACAAGTAGATATGACTAAACAGATTGCAGATACGATTGCTAAAGAAGATAGAAGGCTTACATTGCAAAGGAAAAGCGAAGAAAATGAAGCAAGAACATAACGCAGAGCTAGAATATCAAGGAGTAACAGACGATCATCTAAAAACACAACAATTAGATGCCGCTATCAGAGCTTTACACGTTCTAGCAGTCTTGAAAGACACGAATATAGACTGGATGAACACGTACGCATTAGATGCTTTAAAAGAGATAGAAAGTCTGGGATACACTTATGACGTATTTTCTACTGAATTAAACTAGCAAATGGACATATGGACAACATGTACGTACACACATGCAGGATAACGTAAAATATATAAAAGACAAACTAAAGAATAATATGATTATGTTTGGTAAAGTAATCATGCCAAACATGTTTTCCGTATCTTCCCCTGATTTTCATTATCAAATAGCAGATGCTATCGTTGATAACAACAATAAACAAATAAATATTATTGCTCCACGTGGTCATGCCAAGTCTTCTATAGTTGGCGGTGTTTATCCCCTTTTTCACATTATGAATCATAGTGGAGCAAAACTTATTGTGCTGGTCTCACGTACGCAAGACCATGCTATTAAATTACTTGGAACCATAAAGGATACCTTGGAGTACAGCAATACTTTCCGACAGATTTATGGTTACTGGGGTCAGCACAATGCAAGGCAATGGGCGAAGAGTGAGGTAGAATTAAAAGACGGTACTGTTATTATATGCAAAGGTACTGGCCAACAGTTACGTGGTATAAAGGTAGGAAGTCAAAGACCAACTTTAATTATCGTAGATGATCCAGAAGATGAGAACAATACCAAAACAGCAGAGGCTATGGAGCAGAATCTTCGATGGTTACTGCAGAGTGCTGTGCCGTCTTTAGATCCTAAGAAGGGAAAGATCATTGTTATTGGTACTCCACAGCATCAACGATGTATGGTAGAGATACTAAAAGATATGAAAGGCTGGAAAAATATGCATTTTAGTCCAGATCTAAAAAACAATGTAGCATTATGGGAAGAATGGCAGCCTATAAAAAAATTAAAACAAAAAAAAGAAGAATTAGAGTCTATAGGTCGTAGTAGTGTATTCTATCGAGAATATATGTGTCAGATTATAGGCGATGAGGATCAATTATTTCAGCTAGACTATATTCAATATCATGATTATACATTAGAGATAGATGATTTTGGTAGGCATTACTTAGTAACAAAAGATAAAAAAATGCCAGTTAACGTATTTATGGGGGTTGACCCTGCTTCTTCAGTCCGCAAGACAGCAGATTACTCTGTAATTATGCCCATAGCGGTAGACGAAAACAACAACAGGTATATTCTCCAGTATTACCGTAATAGGGCAACTCCCATGCAACTTGCTGAAAACATCATAGAGTATTTTAAATTATTCAAACCTGTTAAGGTTAGAGTAGAGAGCGTAGGTTATCAAGAAATGCTACGAGAATATTTAAAACAACGATGTAGTGAAGAAGGTATTTTTATATCAGGTCTGGAAATAAAAGAAAACCCTAGAACAAGCAAATCATCAAGACTAGAAACAATGCAACCGTATTTTGCTCAAAAGAAAGTGTTTTTACAAGAAAATATG